GGTGCCGCAGGTGCCGCAGGTGCAACGGGAGCTGCTGCCGCTGGTGCTTTATTAAGTGGGTTGCTAGGATCTAGTCCGGCGGCCGCTGCCACTGTAGGGCCTTTTGCTCCCATACCAGGAGTTGCGCCGGGCACTGCTGGCAGTATAGGTGCTACTGCAAATTGTTTCTGGGCTGCGGCTGTCGCTGGGCCCATAATGCCATCGGCTTTAATCTTTGCGCCTTTGGCAATTAGATCTTGTTGGATCTTCATTACTGCTGGATCTGATTTTCCCGGAACTTTAGCACCAGGCACAACTTTGGCTGCTTGTGCCGGAACTGGTTGTCCAGTGTATCCTGCCTGTGCGCCCTGGGCCGCGCCACCTGCAAAATTACTAATACCTTGACCAGCTGCAGTTGCTGCGTCAGCTACTGCGCTGCCTACTGCCTGGGCGCCTCGGCCAATTGCTCGATGCGGTGCAGTTGCCCAATTGGCAGCTTGTCCTAACGCACTGCCAACAGCTTGGCCAGCACTTGCTGCATCTTCATTCTGCTGCGATTCAATCACTTGCATGTATTCACGCAAAGATTGCACCGAAGTGTGTAACTGGCTTTCTGAGATTGTTTTGTTAGTTTTCATTTTATTTTCCAAAATTAAGTTTCTGCATGATACCTTTTATCATATCAGCGGGGTGTTGTAGAGCGCCCATTTGTTTAACTGCACTAGAAAGATGTGCATGTTGGTCAGGGCCACCTGCTCCAGAAGAGCGAGGTGCTGCACCCGATAATCGAATAATTTGTTGTTGCTGTTGACCGCTTGCATCACTGCTAGGATCCATCTTTTCTATCATACCAATTACACGTTTAACATCGTGCGGGCCAGCGTTTGGATATTCTCCATCCTTGTACCCTTTTAGAACTTTAGTCTTGGCACGTGTTCCGCCGATTGTAAAGTTACGATTTTCTTTGTTCCAAAAACCTGCAATACTTTTTAGAATTTGATGAACACCGTGTTCTGCTGATTCTTGTTCAAAGCCAACATCTTGCGGAGTCATTCCACATTCTTTAATTGCTTCGCCTAATGTCATTGCTCTGCTGCCAAAGTCCATAACTGTTTCTAGTGTGGCGCCAAGCTCTTTAGCTTTGATGAATTTAGCTTTTAATTTTGATGATTTGCTAGCTGACACACCTTCTGCAACTGGTGCAGGTTCTACTGGAATTTCTTCAGGTGCTACAGGTGCAGCCGCAGGCTCAACTGGCATTGCTTCTGGCGCGACAGGTGCAGGAGCTTCCGGTGCTGGTGCTAGTGGTGCTTCGATTGCTGGTGCAATCTCTTCTTCGCCACCAAAGTTAATCTGAGCAGCAATTTCTGGTGCTTTTGCTAGAATGAATTGTTGTACCAGTGGACGTATATCTAAGTCTGGATCAATGTCACGTAACGAATTTAAAAATTCCGGATCATCGATTAGACCTGTTAAACTTTGAACTGCGTTAATCCCTTCTGGGCCGCCTTTCAATTCATGCGACATAATGTCGTTTAACTTTTCAATAGCAGAGTGCTGTGCATCTTTGTTTGGGCTAAAGAGTTCATCTTTATCTTCACTAACAATGCGATTAACAAATGATTCAAACGCATCTTCTTCCATGTTCTTCATACGCTTCATCTGTGCTTGCACATCTGGACTAGACATTTTCTTTTCGAATTCGTGTTGTGGATCGTACCACTTACCTGTCTTACGGTCCTGTACTTTCTTAGGAGCATTAGAATCTTTTGGCATCGGTTTAATAGCATCGTCTAGAATCTCGTCTGGAGTAATGCCCTTAACTGGCAATCCGCTTTCGCCAACTAGTTTAAAAATGTATGGGAATACAGATTTCAATTCTTCGTTGAATGTGCGTACAGTCAAGCGATCGATCCAGTCTGTCATTACAGCTTCGGGGATCATCTGTTCTTCATGTGCTTCAAATGTTTCTGCAAATTGTTCGTAATATGCAGTACGTTGTAGGCCGTGTACTTGTTTTTTAATTTCTTCAATGCGTTCCATAACCTGGCCATTAACATCGCTCATCGATTCTGAAACTACAGGAGTACGGTTAACAAAGCCTTTAAATTTACGCAATTGTGCTAATTCTTCGCTTAAACTAGTAATGTGTTTACCAATAGCATCGTACGGATTGCCGCCATGCTTGATGTGTTCTGCTAGTGCGCGAGCACCGTTAAGATGCTTTGCTGGATAACGGAAACGTTCGCCGCCTGCATTCTCAATGTAGATCGCTTCGATGTGCATCGTGCGTCCAGCAGCAAGTTCTGTGTTAACTGGTTGTGAATGTTTAACAACTAATCTTGTTTCTCCCAAGTCCTGGTAACTAATCTTGCTAGTACCAAACATCTTGTTTTCCATCATCGGTTCCATCGGTAATTCCTTGCGTTTGGCTTGAAAATGGTAATCACGTTTGTCCATGTTACTCTTTCCAATATTCTGTACATCAAAATTTAGTAGACGATCTTTAGCAAATTGTCTAAACGAACGGATGAATTTAAAGGCTGAACGTGTATCAGTTTCAACATCGTCATTCACTAAGTCACCACTGACTTGTACCACTACGCCGTCATCAGCGTCGAGGGTAATAGCAATAGTACCAAGTGATTCGCCATCTTCTTCGTATTCAAATTCGAAGAATCTAGCCTTAGGAATATCTTCCTTCTTGCTCAATACTGCGGCGTTTTCGTCCCCGATTTTAATGTCAGAGAAGCGGGTCTGTATTTTTCCATACAGGTCTTTCGCGATTTTATCTAAGTTTGCATCCATGATATATTTATCAGTTGTTACTGGAAACAAATATAGGTAATGGGGCTTCCCAGTCTTCGTCCAGTCCTACTCCTACACTCATTGTTTCGAATACTCTTGGATCCCATTCAGCTAGAATAACACTCATACGTATAACTAGCAATAGTGCTGCTACTAAGTCATCGTGTAGTCCGGTTTTAGCTTTAAAGCTAGTACCGCTAGCAATAAATCCCTTTAGCTCACTTAGCAGTGGTCTGCTGTTTAGCTTCATCTTATCTTCTTCGATTAGATACTTTAATCTTGCACATGCACTGATTTTGCTGTTAAACGTAGTGTTGAAGCCTTTTCTAAACTTACGTACATGGCCTTTTCTAACTGGCTCACTTACAAATAATCCTGGGAATGTTTCTTCACCTAGGTCTTTAATAACAACTAATCCAGCTTCGCCGATGGTGTTGTTTTCCATTGACCAGTATATGTTGTTGTTATTTTCAGATCCAATTTCGTCCTGGATATAGCGGATTACATCTCTAAATATCTTAACTTGTTGCTGGATAGGAGTAGTGTTATGCTGCCACTCTGCAACTTGTTCCATGCTAGGTAATTCAAAAACTTCGATTGCAGCAAAGTCGCCACCTGTTCCTAAACTAGGATCAAGTGCAATAAGATACAAGCTATCTGCGGTTGGCTTCTTGTACCAACGAACTTGTCCCATCTTGCTGATCGGCTCTCTACCAACTATTTCACTGAGCTTAATACTGTTAATTAGTGTTTCATCAAATACTAAGAATTCGCATCCGTATTCACGACGGAAACGTTCTTCGCCGATGCGTCCTAGTTCCTGCTTCTTCCAGTCCTCGCCACGTTCAGGATGCTCATGCCATTCAGCACGGTAACCGTGAAAGCCGTTAATACCTAGTCCATCAGTACGTTCATCCCCATAAGCATCGAATGTAGTTTTTGCTTCTTTCCAGATGTGTGCAAAGGTATCTTCGTCACTGTTTGGAGTACTAGTGATAATTGCTCGTCCACCAGTTGCTAGTGTTGGCGATATAGAAGTCCAAAACTCTTCTGCAATATTAGGTTGCACAAATGCAAACTCATCACAGTATAAAAGGGAGATAGACATACCACGGCCTGTATTACCAGTAGTGGTTGCAGATACAATTCTTGATCCATTTTCAAACTCAATAGAGCCTTTGTTATAGTTGACAACACCACAACGGATGTAATCAGGACATAGCTCGTATCCGTAACGGATACGTTGCATAATTTCTTGAGCACCAGTATACTTGTGTGCTGCTACTAGGATTGTTTGGTCTTTTTGGAACATTGCATACCAGAGTAAGTACGCACTTGCACACGTTGTCTTGCCGCTTTGGCGCGGTAGCATGTTGATATTAAATCGATAATCGTGATAACTTTTTAACAAGCCTTCCTGGTACTGAAAAGGTTCAAATAGTAATTTGCCTTTAACAGGATGCTGAATATAAAAGAATTTTTGGGCAAAGTACAGGTATCCGGTTTCAGGATCTGAACATGCAACCAAATCTTTAATCTGATCTTCTGTAAATTTTTCTTTAGTATGGGCCTTCTTAATTAAGACCCCGTCAAGTGATTTAGCCATAAATGTATTTACAATAAAAAAGCACCCCGGAGGGTGCTTTTGATGTTATTTGTACAATTTAACGGCTTTTTACTTCGTTGTATAGTTCATGTAGCTTGGCAGCAAGTGATTCTTGCATAGGATTACCACCACCATTCATCTTAGGAGCTTCTTTTCCTTTGCTAGCTAAGTCGTCGCCAGTTGCCGTTACAGCATCAACATCATGCGTAACTTCTTCTGGACTATTAGCGTACTCTTCGCCCATTTCATGTTCTTCTTCAGCACCGCCAAATTCTTCTCCGCCCCGTGCTGTTAATAATACATCAACCCCGTCGTGATCGCCGCCTGATTGCACATCTTCAATGTTTTTTAGCAAGTCCATCAAGTCACGGATGCCGCCCTTGCCTGCACCATTCATGCTAACGTTCATAGTAACGTTATCTTGTTGCTCGTTGTGGCCGCCTGATAGTGAGCTGATTGCCATTGGCATGTCGCCACATTCAGTAACAGTACCTTCTTCGATAGAGCGGATGCGATTGTATAATTCTGAGAAGTTCATTTTATTTTCCTTTTGCTGGACTAAGTTTTTTACTACCTAACGGGCTAGTTGTTCCAGTTGTTTTAGTTGTTTTAACAGCAACGGCTTTTTCTGCCGGTACTGATTTTGCTAATAGCTCGTCGTTGATACCGGTGTACGGTGTTCCAGCGTGTTTCACTTTACCTAATTCTTTTAACAAGCTCATTGTGTGCTTATCGCCAACACTAGCTTGATTGTTGCTCGATTCGTAGTCTGTACCTAGTACTGCTTTACCACTTTTAACATCGTTGGCATGGTTAATAGCAATTTCATCTTCTTCTTTAAGATTGCGTACATTAACACAACTAGCTGCTAGTCTTGCACCTTCAGCAATTGCAGACTGTATTTGCAAACTAGTTGCAGGGTAGCATACTGTTACATCAAATACAGTTACATTGACGTTTTTGTGCTCTGGAAAATCAATATGACTTTCTTGAATCGGTGTACGTTTACCAGCTGAGCAACTTTCTACTTTAAAATGCGAAAGCGCATCTTTTAGTGATTTTGCAAAACCGGATGGAAGATCTCCAACGACTTTAACTTTAAATTCGTAGACTTTCTTGCTTTCTGTTAGATATTCTTTAAATGATTTCATAGTGTTCTCGATAGTGTATTTATTTCATATTCTTTATTTTTTCTAGAAGACTATTGCGATCAGTCACAATAAACCCATCTCCCGGAATACTAATGCCAGTATCTTCACTACCGCTAGCATCTTGATCTAACTTTTGTTTCTTAAGCTGTAGCTCAATCATTTTAAGTTTTTTGTCAATTTTAGCTGATTTTGCGTCGATAGCATTTTTTAACATTCCGCCAGCAACTTCAAAAATACGGCTACTGTAACGTGCTTCAACGTTCATACCTAAGTCCATAAGATCATCGTATGCGTCAGTTGCCCGCTTGGCTAGTTCATCAAACTCGCTATCTGCAATGTCGCCTAATCCCTTTACTTGTGGTAAACTTGCGGCGATTTTGTCAAATTCTGACATGTCGCGGAGGAACGGCTCAGCAGTAGCTTTAGCTTGCTTTTTTTCTTCTGCTTTAACAATTTTCTTGCTTTCTGGCAGGTTTAGGATTTCTTCAAGTTTTTTGTTCATACATTTACTTATGCTGTGCCGCCTTGGTGGAATAAATCATTCTCGTTCAAGACCCTGAATTTAATACCCTGTTGTCTACACCACGCCGTAGCTGCTGCCCACTTTGCTTGATTCTTGATAAACTGTGCTTGATTGTACTTGTTTTTACCTACTCGCTCGAGTATTTGCTGACTTGCTGGTTTGATCTCAATTAGCTCGACATTTACTTTATTGGGTTTGTCTACATATTGAATGAAGAAGTCCGGGACATACACCGTTGCTT